CTGCCGTGATGGCAAAGGTGCCGTCCGTGTTTTCCCGGATGGAGACACAGCGGAACAGGCGACGACGCAGTGACGGCAGGGAGAGCCCCCACACACCGTATGTCTCCACGCCATCCGGCAGGGTGCTGACCTGTATCCGGTCCGGCGCGGGGTGTGCAGTGATGGCCACGCTCACCGGCTTACCGCTGCCGTTAATCAGGTTCACCGTGGCGGCACCGGTCTCCGGCAGGGTCACCTCACGGTCCAGTGTCAGGGTGCGGCTGGCGGCATCGATGGACAGGATACGTCCGCCGGTCATGGTCCCGGCATAGTCGTTATCACAGATTTCAATAATGTCACCGGGTGTGTGACGCAGCCCCTGTGACCCGAGCGTGAAATCCACCGTCTGCGTTTCCAGCAGTCCGGTCTTTATCACCCACAGCCCGGCACGGTGGGCCTGACCGCGACTGGTGCAGCCGAACGCATCCATCTTCAGCAGGTTGCGCCCGTAGCGCAGTATGGCTTCCGGGTCTTCCACCAGTTCCGTGGAGGTCTGCCAGCCGTTCTGCGGGTCGGTGTAATTCACCTCCACCGCCGTGTGGCGGTCCTTCAGGGCGCTGAAGCTGTAGCGAAACCCCACGCCGTTATCATCCACCACCACATCACTGCTGGTGTAGGGCCACACCACATCTGACGGACGGTCCTGCACAAACGTCAGCGTCTGCCCGTTCCATACCGGCATACAGCGCATCGCCGAGCAGAAATCACTGAGAACGTCCCACGCCTTACGCTGTTGTGACAGGTACGCATTGAAAGTCATCCGCGGCTCTGTGCCCCCGAAACCATCCGGGACCGTCTGGTCGCAGTACTGCGCAATGGCATACAGCGCCCACTTGTCCACATCCGCCGCCCCCAGGCGTTTTCCCATTCCGTAGCGCGGGTGGGTCAGCATGTCCCACAGGCACCAGGCAGGGTTGTTGCTGTATGCCGGTTTCAGGCTGCCGTCCCAGATGCCGCTGTACGTGCGTTTTTCCGGGTCATAGTTTGACGGTACCTGGATGATGCGACCGCGGATATGGTAGTTCACCGTCATCTGCTGACCGCCAAACTGCTCCGCATCCACCTGCAGCCCCACAATGGCCGTGTTCGGGTAGCACCGTTTCACATCGATGATTTCGGTGTATGACGACCACAGCGTTCTGTTCTGCAGCTGGTCCGTGGTGCCGTCCGCCGTCTCCCTGACCATCCGGATGTTAAAGGGCCGGGGCGGCAGATTATCCAGAATCACCGACGCCAGAAACTGCGAGGTGGTCTTGCCGTTAATGGTGACATCCTTTTCCGTCACCCAGTTACCGTTACGCTGCAACTGAATCAGCAGTCGGACAGAAGAGGGATTACGGTCGCCCTTTGAGGTGGTCTCCAACAGTGACTGCACCCCGAAGGTGACCCGCAGGCGGTCAATGTTCGCGGACGTAATGGTGCGCGTCACCGGTTTTGCCTTCGTCACTTCCACGCCCAGTCCGGTTTCAGCTCCGGAGGACTCAAAGCCTTCCGGTGGTGTCTGCTCCTGCTCCCCGGCACGCCAGACCGCGGTCACACCGTGTATCACGGGATTGCCGTCCGTGTCCGTCAGTGGGGTTTTGTTCACCAGAATACTCTGCAGTCCCTTCACCGGACCTTCTATCGGTCCCTCACCAATCGCATCAATCACACTCATCATCTGCGTGGATTTGAGATTATCCTTCGCCTCACGAGGCGTGTGTGCCTTACCGCCACCTTTTCCCATACAGCCTTCCCCTGAATAAATTAACCGCCACTTGCCATTCCGTACAGAAGTCGGATATCCTTCGCCCGAAAAGCATGAAACACATTTCTGCCATGCTAAAGAAAACCCCGGTATCAGCAGATACCGGGGTTTTCTTTCATGCCCACCGATAATCCTGTTGGTTAAAACCGGTAATGGCATAAAAATTCTGAATATCTTCACATTTTCACACACTGACTGTGGCGCTTATAATTTCGCTGCGTTAGTGTTTTTTTGCCCGAGTAACAAAAACAACTCCTTAACATTGATCTTCATTTGTCTGTCCCCGCAGCTCCGCGATCACTGCGGGATTTTTTTATGTTTTATCCCTGTCGCCCGACAACCACGACCGTTCCGCCCCCACCTTCATCACGGGTGCTGATGTCCTGGGATATACGGCGGGAGCCAACCAGCATTTCCCCATAAGGCACCGGCATCGGGTTCCCCTGGGCAATCATGTTATCCAGTGACGAAAAATACGTGTTCTGTTTACCGTTATCCGTTGCGCGGTAATCCGGTGTTTTTGCCTTCGGTGCCAGCATCTGGGCCACACCGCCCAGTATCATGCTGGCCCCCAGTGAAAACAGCATCGTGGTGGCAGAAAAACCACCGGCTGCCAGGGCTGAACCCCATAACGCCATTGATGCCCCGGCCGTGAAGAAAGAGCCCACGATGGCTGCCGCCCCCAGCACAATCTGCAGTCCGCCCTTTCCGGCCCCGGCCAGTCGCGGCACAATATGGATGACCGCCCCCTCACCCAGAGGTTCGTGAAGACGGGCGTACACCGCCTCCGGTGCCGTGTCATCACCGGCAATACGTATCTGGTACCAGCCTTCGTTCATCTGACGGCGGAATCCCGGCACCTGTAACGACAGCGCCCGGATGGCTTCCGCTGCCGTGTTCACATACAGGCTGAGGCGGCGGCCAAATCGTTGCAAATCCCCGTGAAGGCAGATGCGTGCCAGTGGCGGTGACGCCAGACAGAATGCGTTCGTCGTTGCCATTTTTCGGAATACCTCTCCCGTTTACTCAGTTGTTCAGGCAGATGGTGAAGCAGTTCACCGTTGCCGCAGTATATGGCGGCATGATTGGCCACCGATGCGCCAAAGCAGCACAGCAGGATATCGCCAGGCTGTGCGGAAGGCAGGGAAATCCTGTAAAAACCAGTCGCCTCCATATTGTCCAGGTACAGGTTCTGACCATTGCGCCACCAGTCATCCTCACGCTCAAAATCCGGCATATCAGTCCCCGCCAGATGATAAGCATCCCGGAACAGCGTGTAACAGTCCGTCACCCCGTGCTCAAAGCGCCGTCCTGTCAGATGTGGCACACAGCGGAATTTGTGAATGTCACCCCGGCAGACCAGCCACCAGGGCAGTGCGCTTTTTATCTGCAGCCGCCGGTCAGCCTCGCTCAGCCAGGGCAGCCCACCGGGATGACTGTGGACCAGTGCCACAATCTCCCCCTGCATCTCTGCCCGCAGCCAGTCTTCCGGTGCGATACGAAAATACGCCTCCGGCTCTGCAGAAATATTCACACAAGGGATATACCACTCCCCCTCCGGCGTGCTTATCACGAAGCCGCACGACTCCGCAGGCGCACACCGCCGGGCATGCGCCAGAATCGCTGATTCAGTCTGTGTCATAAACCGGGATTTACTGCGAAAGTTTATTAATGGAAAGGAAACCGCCAAAATTAGCCACCATGCTGCGCATCTCACACCCGCGCATGCACTTGCTGCATCTGTCCTTACGGATATCCGTGGTGGGGTTGTCGAACTCATCCGCCACTGCCCCGCCCGTGTAACCACACTCATCAGAGCGGTAGGTCCACATACAGGTATTCGCCAGCATAATGCGACCGGGAAACAGCGCTCCGTCCGTCTCCGTCGGTGTTGCCAGCACAAACGAGGCTGTCATGGCCGTCAGCTCTGACATCTGCTCCACCACCCAGCGGTCTCTCAGCTCCTGCTCCGGGTCCGCTTCCGGATTGCCCGCCACAAAATTCACCGCATCCAGAAAACGGGCATACACCCGGCGGCGGACCACCGTGGCACCCACCAGGCTCTGCAAATCCTCCGCCATCCCGGTGACAAGACCGAACAGATTGGACACCGTCAGCGACGGGCGGGCACTACTGCCCTTTCCGTTCATCTCAAAGCCACTGCCCTCAATCGGGTACGCCTGATATTGCCGCCCCTGCCAGGTCACCGGCTCCCTTTTTTCATTCAGCTCATTGCAGAAAAAATACCGCTCACCGCCCTGCACCGTCAGGTCGATTTCCCAGAGCACCACCCGCGGTGACTGCTCTGACTTAACCGACTCGTTCAGGCTTTCTTCATGAATATTCTGCATCAGTTCACCACCTGCTCTATCGTGCAACTGAAATCACTGTACCGGGCATTATCCGTGACACTCCACTCACGGCACACAACCCTCACCGTCCGGTTATGTTTCGGCGGTCGCCACAAAAAGGCACGGTAACCACCATGCCAGGATAAAAATTCATCCAGCCAGCGCCGGGTTGACTCATCCGTCACCCGGAACACCGCCTGAAACGTCTTCAGTTGAGGATTCAGCCCTGTGGGGCGGCGCTGTTCATAACCGTCACCAAGCCGCACCCTCACCACCGACGGCTTCTCACTCACCTGCATCCCTTCACGCGGGACCAGATGCAGCGTTTTTATCTCAGCCACTCAGCATTCCTCCGTCACGTCGCATGGACAGCATCACCGCCTGCACCCGCTGGTCAATCAGCTGCACAAGACTGCCTGCCGCCTCCGGCCCTATCTGTCCGTTAGCCCCGTCATTCTGAATGGCAATGTGGTAGACCGGGGAATACACCAGACCAGCACTGCCGTTCATACTGCCCACGGCGCGTACGCCCAGCGAGCCATCCGCCGCCCGGGTCAGGGGCATAATAGCTTCAGGTCCGGCTTCCCCCATCAGCCCGGCCCCTTTTGCAAACGCAAAGTACGTGGGCGTGTCCACAATGCTGTTGCTGTACGCGCTCAGGTTTGCCGAGGTATACACGCCGCCTTTTGCATTGGCCACCGCTCCGCCCAGCCAGTCACCAATGCTGCCGAGAAATCCTCCCGCACCGGACATACCGTTTGCCGCCGTCTTAATTCCGTTGACAATCGCGGCATTCATAAGAACTTTTGATATTTCCTGCAGTACGGATGAGGCCCAGCTGCGCCATTCCACTTTATTTCCGTTCAGCATCTCCGTGATGTTATTCACCATCCCTGAGATACCCTCCGTCGCCAGCTGTGCTGCCTGTGAGGCGTAATCGGACGCATTATCCACCCAGTTACTGAATCCCTCCTGCAGCCCTTTCTGCCAGTCCGCACGCTGCACATCCGATTCGGCATAAAAGACTGCCTGGTCCTTAAGGCGTTCGCTTAGATACTGCGCGTTCTGTGCCAGAGCCTGTCTGTAAAAATCCTCACTGATATCCCCGGTCTGATACTGAGACTGAAGGTCCGCATCCTTCTGGCGGAAGCTGTCGCGGATCTGCTGCAACTCCCGCATGCGTTCTCTGGCTCGCTCCCCCTGCCCGTACCCCAGCAGTTCAGCATCATTCGACGCACGCGCAGCCGCATTCTCATTCTTCAGTGTCTCTTCCCGGGATCGCAACTGTTCCCGGATTTTTTGCTGGTCAATCAGGGTCGCGTTACGCAGCAGTTCCTGCTTCTGCATCTCCGTCAGGGTTTTCAGTTCACCCAGCGCTGTCTGGTATTTCAGCTTCGCCAGCTCTGTATTCTGCCCCACCAGTGCCAGTTGCTCTTTCTGCTGCTTCAGCAGCCGGGAAAAACTGTCTTCCGCTTTTTCCGTCTCTGATTTTCCACCCCGGGATTTGGGTTTATTCACCTCGTTATTGCGCCAGGCTTCCAGGGCATTACTGATATAACGTTGTCTCGCCTCCTGATACGGATCCCCCACAAAACCGAGGTCATCCGCCGCATACCCCAGTCGGACGCGCTCTTTTTCTTCCCCTTTCAGTCTGGACAGGGCCAGCTCACGCTCTGTTTTTGTCAGGGCACTCTGCTGTTTATCATCCAGAGTGGCCTGTGGCAGCCGTAACGGCACATTCACCAGTCCCTGCCGCTGCTGAAGCAGTTCATTCCCCAGCCCCAGCAGACGGTTGAGTTCCGTATACTGACCGTTCATAACCAGCATGGACTGGTACACCTTATTCTGCTCTGCCGCCTGCTGACGAATTAACGCCACACGACGGTCTTCCAGCCCGGCAAGCACATCCTGAATGGACTGCGCTTTTTCCTGCATCTGTGCCAGACGGGACTGCTCAACGGCAAGCTGCTCTGTTGCCTGAGCAAGCCCTTCCGTTACGGTCTTCACCGATGTCAGATGGTTTATCATGAATCCGTCACCGGTCGTCCAGCCCGGGTTCGCCAGAACATACTGATATCCTGCGATTTTTTCCTGCAGGGATTTCACCCGACTGGCCTGTTCATCAATCAGCCGGTCTGCTCTGTCAGCGCCGCCCGTGTTCGTCCTTCATTATCTGAGGCTTCAGGCAGAGACGTTGACGGCGTTTTATGCGCGATTTCATCTATCGTCAGTGCATACTGGCGCGCAGACTCCCTGGCCTGCTCCTGATTCTGGTACAGCGTGTACCATGCTGCAGCCCCCAGCATCACCAGTCCGGGTACGCCACCAACCAGCCCCAGCGCACCGCTCATCAGACGTGAGCCCACCGCCGTTGTACTGTTCAGCGCATTCTGGGCGGCGGTTCTGGCAGCAATATTTCTGTTCAGGCGTTCCTGTGTGGCCGCCAGACGGGCCTCTGCTGCAATCTGCATCTCCGTCCCGCGGGCTGCCGCCACGGCCTGCTGAGCACGGTACACGGCTGCCCTTGCCCGCGCCGTGGCAATCTGCGTTCCCCTGAACTGTGCTTCCGCCAGTGCAACTTCATTACGTGCAGCCGTCACAAGTCCTGCCGTGGCAGACATCGCTCCGGAGGCCATATTGCCAAAGTAACGTGCAACCCCGACGGCAACCAGCGCGCCCACGGCTGTTGCCACATTATCAATCTGTCCGGCAACACCGTTCAGCATGCCGGAGAGCGTTTTTGTCACCCCGCTGGCCTCATTCGCACCGCCCACCCAGGCCATAAAGGCGTTTTCCACCTTCGTGATACTACTGGAAACCGTTTCCGGCATGGCCGCATATTCATCACGTAATATCCCCAGCTGGCTGATTAACGCGGGGACCACTTTATCCGCTGTCAGTTTTCCGTCATCCGCCATTGCCTTCAGATCTTTACGGGCCACGCCCATACCCGCAGCCAGTGCACGTACGATCCGGTCACCACTTTCATTGACCGAATTAAATTCCTCACCGCGCAACACACCCTGTGCCAGCGCCTGGCTGAACTGGGTGATCACCGAACCCGCCTCAGCCGTACTGGCACCGGAGATTTTCAGCCCCGTGGAAATGGCCTCCGTCACCTTCAGTACATCACCGGCACTGTAACCATATTCACGCATCGAGGCAGCCGAACGGGCAAACAGGGCCGCATTATCCGAAAATGCCGTGCCTGTCCGCTGGCTGATATCCATCAGCACTTTCTGTGATGACGAAAATTCATCGGATGACTGTGATGCCTGTTTCAGACGGGCATTTACGGAACTCCACTCATCCGCCAGTGAAATCAGGTGTCCGGAGGCAAAGGCACCGGCAAATGCGCCAGCCATTCCGACAGCAGAACCGCGAATTTCCGTCAACTGGCTGTTCAGTTCTGCCAGGGCACGTCGCTGCTCCCGGGCTGCCGCAGCGGCCTGACGCCCGCCATTCTGCAGGGTCCGGTAATATTCACTGCCCATACGGGACGCCCGCTGGATCTCCGACTGGAATGACTGTGAATTTGCCGAAATTTTGATAATCAGTTCACGTAACGTCGCCATTCACCTTTCTCCGGGCAAAAAAAACCTGCCACAGCAGGTTTTCATCATTATTTATGACATTGCTGCAAGGCTCAGCGCGTCTTCCAGCGCCGCAAACGGATCCACCTCCGGCTTATCCTCATCCTCGCCCCAGCAGAGCATGGCGTCCTTCAGTGCAACATTCATCCCCTGTGCCCCGAAAACCGCTTTCACGATCTGTGCATTACGGATATCCCCGCGCTCATCACCCAGCGGGGATACCCTGTCGAACTCCATCCACATCATCGCCTCGCTCGCACTCAGGCTGTGCCGCAGTTCGGATAAGGTGCGCCCCAGACGGAGCGCAAGTCGCATCAGAAAGCGAATTTCCGGGCGGGCTACTTTTTTCTGGCCGACT